ACTCAATCTAACACACGAAGAAATTTTCCACAAGATCGAAAAAACTTTAGAATTGGCTGTCGTTCATATGAAAACTAAAGATAATCTTGTACCATGTTTGTTTGAGTTTGAAACTAAAAAACTGTATGAAATGCCTGAGGGCTATATGGATTATGATGCTAAGAAGTACTGGAGAAAAGCAGCGTGAGTGTATTTGATTCAACTAACCGTAAAGATCCAACTAAAGTCAAGGCGTTCTTTGATGATCCTGTAACGATTGCTCGTTATGATAAGCAGAAGTATCCATTTCTAGAAAAACTAACTGAGAAACAATTAGGTTTCTTTTGGCGTCCAGAAGAAATTGATGTTACACGTGATTCGAAAGACTTTAGAGGACTGACTGTACATGAGCAGCACATCTTCACTAGCAACCTTAAACGACAAATTCTACTCGACAGCGTTCAAGGTCGAGCACCCACAGCGGCGTTTGGTCCAATATGTAGTTTACCAGAACTTGAAAACTGGATCCTTACTTGGGCATTTTCTGAGTCCATCCACTCACGCTCGTATACCCATATCATCCGAAACGTATATTCTGATCCATCAGTCATATTTGACGGTATGATGGACATGAAAGAGATCGTAGACTGCGCTGGTGACATCAGCAAGTACTACGATGATCTGATTGCATTTAACGCAGAACACGCACAAATGAGCGATCCTTCAAAATATGATCATTACGAACACAAGAAAGCTCTTTGGCTTACTCTTATGTCAGTCAATATTCTCGAGGGTGTTCGCTTCTACGTTAGCTTTGCTTGCTCATGGGCATTTGCTGAATTGAAAAAAATGGAAGGCAATGCTAAGATTATCAAATTGATTGCTCGCGATGAGAATCTTCATCTTGCTGGTACTCAGCAGTTACTTAAAGTATTACCAACTGATGATCCTGACTTCGCTAAAATCCGTGATGAAACACGTGATGAATGTATCAAGATGTTTAAGGATGCAGCTGAGCAAGAAAAATCATGGGCCAAGTATCTATTCCAAGATGGTTCTATGATTGGTCTTAATGAACATCTATTGAATGAATACGTTGAATGGATCTGCAATAAGCGTATGACAGCTGTTGGTCTTTCGCCTATATATAAAAGTAATTCTAATCCATTGCCATGGTCTCAAAAATGGATCAGCGGTTCTGAAGTTCAAGTTGCGCCACAAGAAACGGAAATATCTTCCTACATTGTTGGCGGTGTTAAAAAGGATCTGACAAATGAAAGTTTTAAGAATTTTTCTCTCTAGTTTATTTTTAGTAGCTGCTTCTTATGCTGTTGCAGCTGACCAAGTTCCTCCTCATCCTGTTGCGTCATGCGCTACTCAAATTCCTTATGGTCAGCCAAGTGTAAAGGCTGGTGATACTGTAGTTTGTCGTGCAGCTTATGAACTTGCTTTTAATTCAAATACACACACTCCAGATTGGGTTGCTTGGACTTTAACGCCTGATCATGCTATTGGTTGTGTTGCACGTACTAATGCATTTGCTGCTGACCAGTCGCTACCTGCTTCGGCCAAGCCATCTGACTATGCAGCTTCTGGCTATGACCAAGGACACCTAGCCAATGACGCTGACATGTCTTGGGACCCACAGGTCGAACATGAGTCATTCCTTATGTCTAACATGAGCCCACAACTTCCTTCTGTTAATCGTGGTACTTGGAAGAACCTAGAATCAGCTTCACGTGCATGGGTATATTCAACTAAGCATCCGCATACAGAATACGCTGGTAACTTTGGTGGCACAAAAACTATTGGCGCTGATAAGGTTGTTGTTCCTGACTACTTGTTTAAAATTGTAACTGATGACGTGACCAAGAAGTCCTATGCTTTCTTGTTCCCACACAAAGATGGTTTGAACTCTGATTACACTCAGTATCAGGTGACAGTGGCAGATATTGAAAAACTTACTGGTATGACTTTCCCTATTCCCGACTCCAAAACAGTTAAGAATCCTGTGATTACTACTGATCTAAAGACTCTTGCTGATGATAAGAAAAAGCAATGTAAGGAGTAATAAATGAGTACTATCTCTACCATTACAGAAATTTTAGAATCAATTAAACTTACAATTGAAGATGATGATCTTCGCACTGAAGTATACTATGGTATTCTTGAAGTTCTAGAAGAAAACCATATTGATAACGGTGATCTTGTCGGTATTGATCCAATTCTTGATACTATCATTGAAGACGCCAATGATGATGACGATTGGGACAGTGAAGATGAGGATGAGGATGAGGATGAAGATTGGGACGATCAGGGCAGAGAAACCTTCTGATGATACAGTATCGTTCGGTATTCATATCGGACGCCCATCTCGGCACTAAGATGAGCCAACCAGAAAAACTACTTGAATTTCTTAAAACATTCGAGTGTGAAAAGCTATATCTGGTTGGCGACATCATTGATGGATGGGCGTTGCAAAAATCATTCTATTGGCCCCAACAACACAACGATGTTATTCAAAAGATAATGCGTAAAGCTCGTAAAGATACTCAAATTGTTTACCTTCCAGGTAATCATGATGAGTTTCTTCGCAGTTTTGGTGATCATCAATTTGGCAATATATCATTAACTGATACCTGCATACATCATGGTGTTGACGGCAAAAAATATATTGTATTGCATGGTGATCAGTTTGACGTAGTAATTAATAAAATGAAATGGTTGTCGCATTTCGGTAGTTGGGCATATGATATGCTTATCTATGTTAATATTGCTGTTGTTAAAATTAGAAACCTACTTAACCTACCACATTGGTCATTAAGTGCATGGGCAAAATATAAAGTAAAAAAAGCTGTAAATTTTATTGGCAAATATGAAGAAAATTTAGTTTCATATGCGAAAATAAAAAATGTTGATGGAATAATTTGCGGTCATATCCATCATCCAAACATTCGGGACATCGACGGTTCAACCTATATAAACTGTGGAGATTGGGTGGAAACCTGCTCAGCAGTTGTTGAACATTTAGATGGACGAATGGAATTGGTAATTTGGAAATAAGCTACGATAATCCTTGGTTACATAACGGACAAGCAGTTAGTTCAGAAATCCTAGATAATTACATAGGATTTGTATACCTCATCGTAAATATGTCCAGCGGTAAAAAGTATATCGGGAAGAAACTGCTCAAGTTTAGAAGAACCAAGCAGATCAAGGGCAAAAAGAAAAAAACAACCATTGAATCAGACTGGAAAGACTACTACGGTTCTAATAAAGAACTAAAAGCCGATGTTGAAACATTAGGTGCGCACAATTTCAGAAGAGAAATACTCAGATTGTGTAAAACTAAAGGTGAGTGTAATTATTTTGAAGCGAAGACTCAATTTTCGCTTGACGTTTTAGAAGATAAAGGCTATTATAATGAATGGATATCAGTGAAAGTTAGTAGGTCACATATTCCGAAATAGTCCCCTTGGCGTAATCGGTAGCCGCAGCAGACTTAAAATCTGCTTCTTCGGAGTGCCAGTTCGAGTCTGGCAGGGGACACCAAATAACAGGTGTAACATGAAAAAAATCGATCTTCAAGAAGTAAAACAATTTATCGATGCACAGTCACCAGAAACTAAAATTTATATTGGTGCTGACTCGGAACGATTCCTAATCAATAATGTTTGGCATGCTGATTATACAATTGCAGTTGTCGTACACATTGATGGTAATCGTGGTTGTAAGATTTTTGGAGAAGTAATACGTGAACGCGATTATGATCAGCAGAAAGATAAGCCACGTATGCGTTTGATGAATGAAGTATATAAAATCGCTGATTTATATTTGAAGCTAGCAGAAGTATTAGAGGATAGGCATGTCGAAGTACATCTTGATATTAACCCTGATGAGCATCATGGTTCTTCTTGCGTCATTAATGAAGCGACAGGGTATATTCGCGGGATGTGTAATGTTATTCCTCTTGTTAAACCAAATGCTTTTGCCGCTTCTTATGCTGCTGATAGATTAAAAGAAGTTCTCGCCGCTTAATTGATATAAATACAAAAGGAGTATATTATGGCACACCCACATAAAAACCGCCCACGCAAAGGTCGTCGGAAAATCGGATCTGCAAAACGTAAGGCACGGAGGAATAATAAGAAGTAATGCTAAAACATAAACTGGTATTGGCACTAGCGATAGTGCTATTCGCCAGCTGTACAAATATTGCTTATGCTAAAGATAAATTGATTAAAGCTACTTGGTACCAAGAGGGAAAAAAAACTGCTAACGGTGAAAAATTTGATCCAGATGGACTTACAGCTGCTAGTAGAACTTTCCCTTTTGGGACCATTTTAAAACTGACTAATGTAGAAACAAATGATACATCTATCATAAGAATTAATGATAGAGGGCCATTTGTTAAAGGAAGAGACCTAGATGTTTCTCGTGGCGCAGCCAAGGCATTAGGGTTCTTCGAAACTGGTACAGCTAAACTAAAACTAGAAATAGTAGAGGAATAAAAATTAGGAGAGTTGGCCGAGCGGCTTAAGGCACCTCACTGCTAACGAGACGTAGGGAAACCTACCGAGAGTTCGAATCTCTCACTCTCCGCCAAATAAATAGGTGATAAAAAAGGATATATCTATGTCATCTACATTAAAAACAATAAAAAGTTCTTTGGGATTAACTGAGACTAAGATTAGTCTTGAGTATCACAGTGAATTAAATCCTAAACTTTGGAATGGTTGGGAATTAAAGTCCAGCGTAAGAAAGAAACTTTTAGAGTTTGCTGATTCTTGGGCAAATTTCGCTAAGATACCACCAAAGATGATCAAAGATATCATTATGATTGGAGGTAATACAAATTACAATTACACTCCAAAATCAGATATCGATGTTCATGTTGTTATTGATAGAAACGCATTGAATCCTGATAGAGAATTTGTAGATGAATACCTACAATGTAAAAAAGTTCTCTGGACTCTTACACATAACATAACAGTGTTAGGATATCCTATTGAACCATACGCTCAAGACTCTGAAGGTGGTTATGCCAAAGGTCAAGGCGTGTTTAGTTTGAAAAACAATAAATGGATACAGAAACCAAATCTAGAAAATTTAGATTTCCAGCATGATAAAAATCTAAAGAAGAAAGTTTTGTTCTATACTCATATGATTGATGATATGATTAAACACAAAATGGATTTATCGGCGTTCAAAGACCTAAAGAAAAAGATAGCTGATATGAGAGCAGCATCTATTGCAGCTGGTGGTGAGTTTGGTTTCGAAAACCTTGTATTCAAAGAACTTCGTAACCGTGGATACCTCGATAAGATGAATAAATACGAAACCTCTATAAAAGATCAGGAGTTAAGTTTGTAATGAAGGTTATGATTTATAGTGAATTAGAAATGTTAGTTCGCAATGATATGTTTAGACTCGGTTACGACCCTGATAATAATGAACATAAAATTAAATATTGGAGTGAAAGATTATGAGTATAGGATTAGTTGAAGTATATTCAAAACCAGATTGCCCTTACTGCACCAAGGCAAAACAGCTATTAAGAACAAGCGATATCCCTTTTTCTGAGTTTAAACTCGGCGAGCATTTTACTCGGGAAATTATTATGGATAAGTTCCCCAATGCTAAATCATACCCAATAATAGTTCTTGACGGATTCCATATTGGGGGTTATACTCAATTAGTAGAGAAGTTGAACGAACACCACTCTAGCACACAACAGTTATTGAACGAGGCAATTACATTATGACAAATCCACTATACAAGCGCGAAGAGATTCTTAAAGATCTTCGTTTCCATGTTATCGAAGTATCATTCGACAAGGTTGATGGTACAAAACGCATTATGAAGTGCACATTGATGCCTGAATACTGCCCACCAAAGACAGACTTTGGTCATCTCGAAGAGCAGCACAAGAAGCCAGAAAACCTAAATGTTATCGCTGCATGGGATATCGATGCAGGCGGCTGGCGTTCGTTCCGTGTTGACTCTGTTCATTACGTACAAATTATCCCAAATTACTCATGAAAAAATTAGTATTGGTTGATGCGATCAGTTCGCACCGTATGCGTTATGTTGTAGAAGTTGAGGACGTGCTTGAGCATGCCCTCGACACAGTAACTTTGCAAGAAGCAAATGAGTTTAGCCAATTACATATTGGCGAACAAATCAGTTCTTATCGTGAGATTACTGAAGAAGAATATCTTAAGATTTTCGATGAAGATAATGATTATCTTAAAGATTGGAATAACGAACAGAAGTTAAGTTTTATTACAAAAATTAAGGAGAATGATAACGATGAGTGATTACTGGCAATTTTTATGCCATCTAGCATGATTAGATGCATCTAATGTTTTACCACAAGAACAGGTTATCTTTATTCTATTTTTTGCTGATAAAGACATCTTATTTTTGATATCTTGTGGTATGATAACATCTTTTCTAGGTGATGGTATATTTCTTCTCTTGCGAGTTTCGCTAATTTTCTTTTTCGTTTCTTCAGAAACAAAATGCCCTTGTAGCGTTTTACTTGTTTTGTTACGAGTTTCTTGTGATTGTTTTTTCCCAAGATTAGATTTTACAGCAGCTATTAAAACAGCTTCATCGTGGCTAACAAGTTTTAATAGTCCTTTATATGCGAGCTCGTCTTGCCAACGTCCATGTTCTTCCCATAGTTTTTTATGCGCTTCGGCATGTTCTTCTATGGTAAGATTAACTAAATTAGACGGATCATCTGTTCCTCCCATATGTTTTGGGATGATGTGATGTTTATGATAAATAGCCATAGCTGATGTCCTTTCCGACGTTAGAGTAGTTGGGTCTGATCACCGCGAACTACAATGTATTTATAATAATTTAACTTTAAAATGAAAAGGAAAAGTATATAATGGAAATGGATAAAAACTTCTGGGGCTGGCACCTTATTTTTGACGCATCTGGCGCAGCTGCAGAGCTTATTGATAGCCATGATAACATCTATGCTTTCACAAAGCAACTTGTTACCGATATTGACATGGTCGCCTATGGTGAGCCACAAATCGTTCGTTTCGGTTCAGGTAATAAAGAAGGCTACACTCTTGTTCAGTTGATTGAAACTTCTAACATTTGTGCACACTTCGTACCAGCTGATGGTGTATTTTACATGGACGTATTCTCATGTAAGACATTCGATCCAGCAAAGGTTATTGAACTTGCCACTAAGTACTTCGGTTGCACTAACTATAAGGTTGGTTTCCTCGAACGTCAGGCTCCTCCTGTTACTCCTGTTGAGCAGCAATATACAGAAGTTCCTGTAGAATAATCGAAAGAGTAAATTATGGAATTTGTTGAACAGTATTTTAATGAAGTAGTAGAAATCGCAAAAGAAATTGATGCATCAGCAATAGTTCGATTTGTAGATTTTCTTAATGCAACAAAAGACGAAGGTGGTCGAGTATTTGTATTGGGCGTTGGCGGTTCTGCTGGCAATGCTTCTCATATGGTTAATGACCTTCGCAAACTTTGCCATATTGAGGCTTATGCACCAACTGATAATACCAGTGAACTAACAGCCCGTACCAATGATGAAGGATTCGAAACATTTTTCGAAGAATATCTAAAGGTAAGCAAACTTAATTTTAATGATACGATCTTTATTCTTTCTGTCGGTGGTGGCAGTGAGGAAAGAAATGTATCAGTTGGTCTTATCAATGCCATTAAGTATGCTAAGAGACAAAGTGCTACTGTTCTCAGTATTGTAGGAAAGCCAGATGGTTACGCAGCTTATACCAGCGATTGTTGCATTGTTGTGCCTACTGTGGATAGCGCTAGGATAACACCACATTCAGAAGCCTTCCAAGCTGTTGTTTGGCATTGCCTTGTATCGCATCCTGATCTACAGGTAAATGCAACGAAATGGTAAAAGCAGTTTTTTTTGACAAGGATGGCGTTCTATCACCTATGATTGGTAATCATGGTGCTTGGAATATGAAAGAAGTATTATTCTTTGATGGAGCTAAGCAAGCCATTCGTCAAATTCAGGATCTGGGTTATAAAACATTTATGGTTACTAACCAACCAGATCCTGAAGTTACTGATGCTTTTCATTTCGATATGATGCAGCTATATAAAACGTACTTTGGCTTTGATGATGTTATCTCAGCCAGAGTACGTAACTCAAATTATTATAAACCTAGTACGGGGATGGTTGACTTCTTCGTAGAAACATATAAAATAGATAGAAGTAAGAGTTTTTTCATTGGCGACCGTTGGCGAGATGTTGTTTGCGGATATAATGCTGGTGTAAAAACAATTTGGGTTAAAGATGGTTTATTTGATGAGTATGAGTGCCCAAAAGAATATAACCATATCAAGCCAGACTATGAAGCTGAAAATGTATATAGAGCATGTTCTTTAATATGGAGTTTGAATAAATGACTTTGAAGTTATACGCCGATGGCGCTGATATGGATGGCATTAAGAAAGCAGCTGCTGACTTAGATATTAGTGGTTTCACTACCAATCCTACATTGATGAAGCAAGCTGGCATTACTGACTATGAAGGTTTTGCTAAAGAAGCAATCGCATATCTTAAAGCCAATCGGCCTGAAACTTGCCTGAGTCTTGAAGTGTTTGCTGATGAACCAGCAGAAATTCTTCGTCAGGCTCGTTTGATTGACTCATGGGGTAAGGATGCTGGATATTCTGTTTATGTAAAAATTCCAGTAATGCATATCGATGGTACCAGTACTGCACCAATTATTAACCAACTGAGTAAAGAAGGTATCAAGCTGAATGTAACAGCTGTATTTACTGAAGAACAGGTTAGCGAAGTTATTGATGCATTGAGCGATGTAACACCAGCTATCGTTTCTATCTTTGCTGGTCGAATTAATGATGCAGGTTATGATGCAGTCGATATGATTGATGGTATTGTTACTGAATATTATAAAAGGGAAAACATTGAGTTCCTTTGGGCTAGTTCTCGTCAAGCATTTAGCTATGTTGAAGCAGAACGTTGTAGTGTAGATATTATCACCATGACGCCTGACCTAATTAAGAAGGTAAAAGGTTTCGGTAAAGATCTTACACAATTTTCCCAAGAAACCTGTCAAATGTTTTTTAATGATGCAGCAGCAAGTGGATTTAAACTATGAGTGGATTTGAAGAGAACGAAATATCTCAAAATGCAAATGGTGGTACTGAATTAGCAAAGCGTAGACTTGGTGACCTGATTGACCAAGAGTTACTAAGCAATTTCCAAATTGTTTGTTCGCGACCACGTGAACTTGATATGTCTAAGATTCGTTTGTTCTGGTGTCATGACCTACCAGAAGATCCAGAGTCAAAGAAGATTCAAACACAAGAGTTCCGTGATAGCTTTCATAAGTTTGTATTCATCAGCGACTGGCAGTATACACGTTACCAGTTGATCCATGGTGTACCATATGACCAGAAGTCTATTGTACTTGAGTCTGGTATTGATCCAGCACCAAATGATGTATTCACAATGAAAGATGATAAGACTATTCGTCTTGCTTATACATCAACACCTCAACGTGGTTTGGATATTCTTCTTCCTGTGTTTGAGAAGTTGGCTGAAACTGATCCTAACATTCATCTTGATGTATTTTCCAGCTTTAAAATTTATGGTTGGGATGATTATGATAAGCAGTTCGAACCATTGTATGATCGTGTACGCAAGCACCCACAGATGACCTATCATGGCTTCGTACCTAATGCTGACCTAAAAGCCCATCTTAATACTTGCCATATCCTAGCATATCCTAACATCTGGCTTGAAACCAGCTGCCGTGCAATGCTTGAGGCTATGTCAGCTGGAATGATTTGCGTTCATCCTAACTATGGTGCATTACCAGAAACATCTGGTGGCTTGAATATTATGTACCAAGGTGACTCACAGAATAAAACGATTCATGCTGATGTATTCTACAGGCATTTGAGCAGTGCTATTGATTTTGTCCGTAGCGGTAATCATTTACCTATGATCAACTTCAATAAAGCATTCGTTGATAGCCGTTATAATATTGATAAAATCAAGACACAATGGACTATGATGCTTACTGACTTGGTTAACCAATACCCACCAGAAAAACGTGGCAAGCCAGAACAACGATTCGTTTACAGGACTCATTAATTATGATCATTACAAAGACCCCACTTCGTATTAGCTTTTTTAGTGGTGGTAGTGATATGCCAGCCTTCTTTAATCAGGAGGCTGGCGCTGCACTATCTGTTACCATTGATAAATGCATTTATATTGCTGTGCATAAAACTCAACACATTGGTATTAAAACAATGTATGATGAAGTATCACAGGTAGAAGATGTTGGAGATATGCAGCATGCTATTACCAGAGAAACATTGAAGCTAGTTGGTATTGATAAAGAACTAACGATTGCTTCTATTTCTGATATTATTGCAAAAGGTTCAGGTCTTGGTTCTTCTTCAGCCTTTACTACTGGCTTGATTCATGCGCTTGCTAGTTTGCAAGAAACAGCTGACCTGCTATCACCAGAGTTACTAGCGCAAACAGCATATAACATTGAACGTAACCTATGCGGCTATCCAGTAGGTAAGCAGGATCAATATGCAGCTGCTTATGGTGGTATGAATTTGTTTGAGTTCAATACAAACGATACTGTTACTGTTAAATCATTCGCATACCAACAGCACAATATCGATAAGCTACAAGATAACCTGTTGCTAGTATACAGTGGTAAGTCTCGTTCAGCTAATAGCATCCTACAAAAGCAAGCAGCAGCTATGCTTGATGTTAATAAGTTCAACATGGTTAAGCGTAGCCGTGATAAGGCGTATACTGCTGCTGAATACATTACCAATGGTCAAATTGATGACTTCGGTGCGCTGTTGCATGATGCTTGGATGGATAAGAAGGGTGTTGTTGGAGAAATCTCGCAATACTATTTCGATTTTGTATATTCAAAGGCTATTGAAGCTGGTGCATTAGGTGGCAAATTGCTTGGCGCTGGTGGTGGTGGTTTCTTTGTGTTCTATGTTACTCCAGATAAGCGTGAAGAAGTTATTAAGGCAGTGACCACAGAAACTGAGTGTAAAGTGTTCGACTTTAAATTCACTAACTATGGCAGTCGTTTAATGTCTAACTGTTAACATAAATAAAAGAGTTGACATTTAGAGTAAGGAAGTTATAATGGATAATGTGATACAGTTTCCGAAGAAAAATAATAACGATAAATTCGTCCCAAATGATTTGGAGGAAATTGAAGAGCGTATGGAAGATTTGAAATTGGTTCATATCCAAGAAACATTGCTCCCCGTACTACACAACCTCTTCTCTAGTTTAGCAGTCGCTGGTTTCGATTTTGGTATTGAGGAAGAAGAACTCGATCCATATATTAAAGACGGCGCACTTGTTGTAGAATCATTAAAGTCTATGCTATGCAAGCACCACGGTATATTTCATCCACTTTCAATATTGGCTGAAAATATGTTTGTACCTGATGAACAAGAAGAAGGTGCATATAAAATCTCTGACAATATAAGTATAACGATGCAAACTAAAACTGAAGTTGAATAATTTACATTATGGTAGGAGGCTACAATTATTATCGTTGATCTGAATCAGGTCATGTTATCTAATCTAATGATGCAGTTAGGTAATCATACTAATGCTCAATTAGAAGAGAATATGGTTCGCCATATGGTCCTTAATGCTTTGCGATCATATAAACAGAAGTTTGCCGATGAGTATGGCGAAATGATTATTGCTTGTGATAATAAGAATTACTGGCGTAAACAAGTGTTCCCATATTACAAAGCCAATCGCAAGAAGAATATCGAAAACTCTGAACTTAACTGGCAGTCTATTTTCGAATGCATGAATAAAATTCGTGCTGAACTCAAAGAATATTTCCCATACCGTGTTATTGATATCGAATCAGCGGAAGCCGATGACATCATTGCGACTCTTGTAGTAGAGCACAGTGAGTTTCCTGCACAGGATATTCTTATTCTATCTGGTGATAAAGACTTCATTCAGCTACATAAGTATGATAATGTTAAGCAATATGATCCTGTACGTAAAAGGTTTATTCAACACGAAATGCCAGAAGCATACCTCCAAGAACATATTCTTAAGGGCGATTCAGGTGACGGTGTACCTAACGTATTATCAAATGACAACTGTTTCGTTGTTGGTGAACGTCAGAAGCCTTTGACACAGAAGAAAATGCAAACCATTATCGAGAATGGTATTGACGATAAGCTGAAGCGTAACTATATGCGTAACAAGCAGTTGATTGATCTTACTATGATTCCAGAAGAGATCAAAGAAAAAGTATTGGAATCGTATAATGCACAAAAGCCAAAAGGCAAAGAGAAGCTGATGAATTACTTCATTGCTAATCGTTTAAAGAATTTAATGGAAAACATTTCGGAGTTTTAATATGGGTACGAGAGTTGGAATAGCTGAGTTTCTTGAGAAAGTAGCAAAGCTGAAGAAGAATGAAGAAAAGGTTGCTGCACTTAAAGAAAGTGATTGCTTCGCACTACGCACAGTACTACAGGCAGCATTTGATCCACGTATCAAATTCCTATTGCCAGAAGGTGATGCGCCTTATAAGCCGAATGACCTAGTTGACCAAGAGAACGTATTCTTTGCTGAAGCACGTAAGCTAGTACATTTCGTTGAAGGTGGTAATCCTGGCCTCAAGCAACTAAAGCGTGAAGCAATGTTTATCGAACTACTAGAAACAGTAGCACCAGCTGATGCAAAGATGTTGATGGCTATTAAAGATAAGAAATCGCCGTTTAAGGGTCTCACGGCTGAAGTAGCAAAGCAGGCATTCCCAGATCTTTTTCCTCAGGAGAACACCAAGTAACATGTCCAAGAGTCGCCAAAAAAAGTTCAATGTTATCGATCGCGAATATATGGACGGTGATTATGAAACTAAGAAAACAGTAAATGATCGCCGTAAAGAGAAAAGATTTGATCGCGCTCTAAAAACTAAAAATATTGATGTGTTACTTGACATGGAAGAATACGAGGAAGAAAATGCCCACCTACAATTTCTTAAATAATGATACAGGTGATGAGTTCGAAGAGTTCATGTCTATTAGTGAACTTGATGAATATTTGTTATCTAACCCAAATATTACGCAGCTAGTTAATGGAGCCCCTGCTATAATCTCAGGCTATCATAAGAAACCAGATGCAGGTTTCCGTGATGTACTGAAGAAGATTAAACGCGAAGCAAATAGAGGTATTAAAAGATCAACTGTCAATACCTTTTAAGGGAACCAGTAACGATAACACATAAAGAGTACCAATGTCAGAAAAACGCCTAACGAGAAAAGAACGTCGTCGTAATCAGCAACAGCAAGGCGGGATAGAGGAAAATCCTCAAAAACTAAACTTTACTCTAAAAGATATACAACCATTAACTGAGAACCAACGTAAAACATTCGAAGCATATGAAGCTAATAAGAATATCCTACTTCATGGTATCGCAGGTACTGGTAAAAGTTTCATCGCTAACTAC